ACTACTTGCATATAAAATTTATCATTAAAATAGTCATCTGTGTAACCTGCCAGATCATCACAGACAACTGTTGTAGTGCTCCCAGACATTCCTGCATCACATTTACCGTTGAGCATTAACTGCGATGCTGAACCTCCACCTGCACCATCCACAGCATCTCGAATCTTCTCAAGTGTATCTGTGGACGCAGAGAATCCTGAACCTAAAATATCATTTAGTTTTGCAAGTATACCATCTGTTATAGGCATTTTATCCCCTCTTAATTTATCCCATCGTTATATCAAGTGCACCGATTGCAAATTCAGGAATATCAGAAGCCCCGATTGCTCTTGAAGTCTCAAGTGCTGCATAAAACAGTATATTGCCCTCGCCAGTTGTCGATGCATCAGACAAGAAGAAATCTGTCACAGTTCCGTACCCGACTGTTGCAGTTGCGAATGTTATCAGTCCCGGATTAGCTGAGGCGCCGCCTGAAGATGCATCCCATGAATCAGCATTAACTCTCACATATGTATCTGCAGGTTCATCAACTGTAGCTCCTGTATCAGCATCGACTATTGTGGATGTGGCCAGCCCTACGAATATACTTGTCGGCTGCGCATATGCAACATCAGTAAATACATGATCCAGCAATTCATCAGCAAGGTATGTACTCGATCCGCCGCTCACGAAATTCAAATCAAGGTCGCCAATTTCCGCCCGGTAATTATCACCCGTTGTAATTGTTTTAGGTGCAGTCAATTGTCCGTATGCAATCATATTGCCTGCTGTCAGCGCATCACAAATTGCCCAATATGTAACAGTTCCCCACGGTGCAGTAGCTTCCGTGAAATCAATCTGTACGCTGTTTGCCGTTGCTCTTGCTGCTGATACATCATAATCATCAACTATTTCCCTGGCATATGACCCGCCGGACGGCTCTGTGATAGTGGTTCCTGTGTTTGAATCTGTCACGGTTGCCGTGCAAAGTGCAAGATATAAGTTTGTTGGTCTGTTATAAGCCGAGTTTTTCAGAACATGATCAAGTACCTTATCCTCAGCGTAATCACTCCATTGTCCCATAATATCCTCTATTCTATGATGGTCTTACCGGTGTCGGCTCGACAAATTTCACGTAAAATGTATTAACCAGTGTATTGGCGCTGAATGACGTAAGATTATTGATCTTGCTGCCCTCTTTATATTCGACCTCAAAAGTCTCTGATGTATAAGGAACTTCAAGCGTTCGAGTTCCGGGGCCCATTATTAACTTTTTGAAAAAATTCAGCCTTACAAAATATTGCGATGCAGTGGCCGCTTCGATTCTGCAATGAAGAAGTATATCGCGGGCTTCATATTTAATATCTGCATCCGTATTGTATGAATCAATCCCATCCTCATCAGGGTAACTAAATCCCATGTCGCCCTTGCGCTTCAGGAAATTAGAAATCCCGTCAACTCGTTCGACCTGAACTCCCCATGTGTTTAACTCCACCCCATCTATTTTATAGCCAAGTACCATTTAAGCACCTCCGCCCGATTTAATGAAATCATCTATGATCCCGCCATGTGATGAGCTATCTGATGCGCCTGTCAGCCTAATCACATGGATGTCATTTTTAATCGCTATTAGATTTGATGTGTTGTCCGCAATATCTGATTGTAAAGCTATCATTGTATCCATCCGCTCTATCTGTGTCAGCACTGAATCACTTATTGCCCCCGCTGTCTTATTCAACCGGCTGTAATCAATATCGCTTGCAGTCTCAGCATCAGGCCTGCCACGGTCACCAGTTATTAAATCGACAAAATCGTCAACTTTGTCTTTAGCTTCCTGTGGATCTTCAGGTGGCTCAACTTCAGGAGCGACAACTGAACCTCCGAATCTGATTGCATGAATATCTTCACTCATGCCGATTAGATATGACGTGTTATTTGCCACCTCTACCATACTGATCCGCATTGCATTAAACTGTCCAGCAAGAAGCCCCGCTGTGTCTTCTGTGATGCCTGCAATGGCGCCCGTCAAACCGGTTCTTTCACGATCACCGCCCGTTAAATCGATACCCGTGGACTCGGCAAGTGCCGCCATTTCATCATATGACTCTTGTGCGCTGCGCGATAAGATTGCAAATAGAGTGCGCAACTCCCCAATTTCTGCCTCAGTGAGCCCGTCTTCTGCCCTGAGTGCAAATTCATCATAGAATTTATTAACAAGCTGGCTGAGTATCTTGTTCTGGAATGCGTTGAATAAAGCATCCCGCATTATGCCTTGAAAATTTTCGCCAAATATCTCAAGTGCTGATTTGCCGTCTTTGAAACCCTGCACAATGCCCTCTGTAATTGATTCAGAGGTTGTTACAGTTAATAGCTCCTGATATTCGTCTCCGAACTCGGCAAGAGTGTCTTTGGCGTCTTGAATATTCTGAAGAAGTGCATTAAGCCCATCCTCATCTAATCCGATTATACTATTATTAAACATGTTATTTATGGGGAAATTATTCAATAATGCATCAACATCTGTAATGTAATCACCAAGAACACCTATCTGTCCAATACCAGCTGCGGTTACCGGTAAGTCTAATATTTGCTGATTCCATATATTAATATCATCATTAAGCCCCTGTATTAGATCGCGTGTTCCTTGAAGAGCATCTTCACCATTTAGCTGTCTCAATAATGCTATTTGTCGTTCGGTTGCTGCATTCATCTTCTGAAGCTGAATCACTATTTTCTCTGTCGAATCTTCGCCACCTGAGAAAATTTGCTTAAAGATATTGGTCGCAGCCCCTAAAATCCCAATTCCTGATGTCAATCCCTCGCCGGTACTTTCAGCTTCTTTCAGCGTAAGAACGTCCTGATACATTCTGGCCACATCGGCCATGAGACTACCTGCGCGGTCACTGAACATGCCAAGTAAATTAGCGAACCGGAAAAGCGCATCATTCATGCCCTCAAGATTTGATACAAAAGACTCTGATATTTGCTCCTGCACTAATCCAAGTTCTTTAAGAATTTTTGCTTTGTCTTTTGCCGTGCCTTTGAATACATCCAGCTCTAATTTAAGTCTGTTTTTGTAGTCCCTGAGCTGTTCAGCATTGAACCCTTCAGTATCCTTTATAATTTTATCGAGTGCATTGTTGCTTATAATCTCTTTATTTTTGGCAATTATCCGCTCTTCTTTGGTGATGTCAATCCCGTATCGCCTGTATCGATCCGTTAATTCAGTCAGGAATTGGTTCTGTTTCTCAAGTTCTTCATCACTGAGATTTTGGCGTCCGGCAAAAGCATCCCTCCTGAGTTCTTCTTCATACTTAATAAGGGCCTCAGACTTGCGCTCCTCTTGATTAATAAGAGCCTCGACTTCATCACGACGCTTTCCGAAATACACTTGATCTGCAGTTGCCCGGATATTATTAAAGTATTCATTACTCGCGGCAATTTTTTCCTGTGTGTTTGATGCAAGTGCAAATAATTTTGTGTAATAAGTTTGATTAAGCTTAAGCGGTTTCTGAAAGTCAAAATCATCACCTGCAGAAACACCATCTGCCGCTGAAACTACAGTACTGGGAGCTTTTTGGCCTACTCCTGCGCGTTTCTGTTTTAGCAATGTAATTTCGTCTTGAGCCAGTTGAAGCGTTAATTTTTTCTGAGCATTAACGTCTCTGAGATTTCTTTCTCTCTCCCCTTCAAGATCAGCAATCTTTTGTAATTCGCTGGTTATGTCTTTCTTCGCAACTCCACCGAGCGGGCCTACTGTCTGTCTTGTTATAGGACTGCCACCTGCTGCGGCGATGGTTGCTCCTGCCTCCCTTGATTCATTCAGTAATCTTTGTGCTTCCTTTACCGCATCGCTGGCGCCGTCGGCCTCTGCCACAAGCTGCCTGAAATTGCGTTTTGCTTCTTCTATTTGAGCATCAAGAATAGCTTCTTGTGATACCTTAATATCTTCATCGCGGGTAGCCAGCGCCCGTAATGCCTCAGCATAAGTGTCGACACCCTCTGCTGCATCGAACCAAGATTGCGTTGCTTCATCTCTCAGGAAAGTAGATAATTCATCTTCTGCAACTCTATATTCAATAGTGCCTTTTTTGGCTTTCTTTAATGCATCAGTATATTCTTTAAGCGCCGTTTTCTCTTTTTTTAATATCGCAATATGCTTATTCTGTGATTTCTCAAACTTCTGGAAAGCTGTTTCTGCTTTTCCAAAGAGAGTTATGAATGTATCAAGTGCGTTACTGAACTCTGTTTTGAGGAAGCTGCCAAGTGGCTCAAACATCGTAACGATGATGTCACGGGCAATCTTGCTCTTATTCGTCACGGTATCGGCCATTACTGTATAAGCTTCGCCCATTGCCCCGACTGCATCCATGTGAGCCTCAAGATCATCTTTTGCCCCCTGAGCATTAACACCTGTCAGCGCCAATGCAGCACTTAATCCTTCGACGCGGCCAAAGGCCTCCTTGAGTGTTTCATTGTTCTCGGCAGCGACTACCCGCATCTGTTCAAGTCCCTCGACGAATGAAAGCGTTGCTGTCCATCCCTGGCCAAGTTTTTCATTCATTGCTATAAGTGCGGATCGTATCTGAGTAACAGCCTGAGCCGTCGGCACACCCTGTTTTGTGAGTGATGCGATAGATGATGCCACGTCTTCAAATGCCAGTCCGCTTGCCGCTGCTAACGGTGCAACATTAGATATCGAACTTGCCAATTCGCCAAATGTAGTTTTACCGAGCTTCACCGTTGTGAACATGACATCCGCAACCTGCTCAACTTGGTCTGCTGACTTCCCGAATGCATTTAATACGGTCGTGAGTCCATCGGCTGCGGTCGCTGTATCGGTTACACCTGCAACTGCACTACGCGCCGCCACATCAAGCAAAGTCAAAGCCTGCTGCCCATCAAAGCCTGCTGATACAATCTGGTAGAACGCCCTCGAGAGCTCATTAGCTGCCTGCGGGAGACGAGAGGACATCTCTAAAATTGACTGAGACATCCCCTCGAAATTCTCTTGAGTTGCTTCTGAAATCGTTTCTACTTCTTTCATGTTCTGCTCATATTCAATGGCGAAAGCCGTAGAAGCTTTGGACATACCTGTGAACGCCGCAACTGCGGAAACCGCAAGCGCAGTGAATACATCTTCTTTTGATATATTGCGCTTGAGTGTCCCAATAATATTACGGACAACACCGGCGTCTTTCTTCATCTTGTCAGTGCCTATTCTCGCATCCCAAAATAAACTTTTTCCGCCTTGAACTGGCATTATGCAACCTCTAATTCATTTTTAATGACTCGTTTTATGCAATGTGGTTCGTTGAATATATCCCATCGATGCATGTTATTTCTGTCACTCAAGATGCCTTTTCTTATAAGCGTTCCGGCTTTGTCGAAATCACCCTCTGAGAAATAGTATGCAGCCAGCCAGTTATACATAACCGGAAGCACATCATCATCATTATTAGACATCAGGCTGGCATACAAGTCTTTTGGCTTGCTTGCGGCCGTGACTCCCTGCTCAATGTATTCTTTGGCTTTTGCCCGATCCTGATTCGATGCATAATAATTGCCGAGTGCAAAATAGATACCTGCCACGTCCATTGAGTAGGTTTCAGTTTCTAATTTTATGCGCTCGGCATTTTCAATGTCACCAAGAAGAACATACGATTGAGATAAATGAATGAATGATTCGAGATATGCCCGCCACCCTTCAGAATATTCTACCTTTTTAAATTCGCTGACAAAAACTTCGCCATACTTAATCACTTTTTTATGCTCATGAATAATGTAATATGATTTTATTAAATGATTCAGAGTGTGAAGATCGGTCGGTATTTTCTCGATATTTTCCTCAAGCATAGGCAAGCTTCTGTCTGTCAATTTCTTTTCGATAAGATCGGGCTTATCCTGGAATATGTATCCGTGATGATTGAATGTGACGTTATCAGCGAATACATAAGGCTCATTGCATCTCGGCTTGTTGTGGACGGCTCCAGTATAGATAGATTTACCGTCATTATCGAATATTCGAGGCTGTGCAAGCGTTGAGCTCTGTTTTCTATCTCGCGACCTGAAGCTCTTAATCAGTGTGAATACCGTGCCTGTCATCGGTTTTGTCCCGAATAACAGCATCATAAGAGGATATAACGCCTCTTGCGGCAGCTCATCATCTGAATCAACTATCATTATTCTTTCGCCGCTTGCTTTTGCGATACCATAATTGCGGGCATCTGAAAAACTCCACGGAATAAACAGTTTTTTCGATACCTTGCTGGTATATTTTTTCGCGACCTTAATTGTTCTGTCTGATGATCCTGTATCAATGATAATAAGCTCTGAGAGCAATTTGCCTGTATCATCATCTTTAGCCATGATAATAGGCAGGAATGAATCAAGACACCTCTGTAGATCGGCTTCACAGTCTTTAACTATCATACAGATGCTTACTTTATATTTATACTCCACTGAATAACCTCATTAACTCTGATTTGTTTTGTATTTCGCCATCAGGTGCGTCTTTTTTATCACTGCTTGGCTCATCTTCTTCATCTGTATCAGTATCAAAACGCGGTATTGACGACATTAACATTACGATATTTGGCCAGCTTATATCCCATATTACATCAGCCCAGGATAATCCGAAGTGTGAAATCACACTGCCTGCGGTAGTCCAGATATTGGAATATTTTCCTTCTTTTCTTTTTCTTCGACTCTTCCTGGAATCACTCCCAGCATCTTCATTGAGCTCAAACAAAAAAAAAGGTCTTCCGTTCCCATTTGTCTGTGAATCACAGAAAACATGTTAAGCAGGTCTCTTGATGAGAAATTGGCTTTGATGTATCGCTTCAGCATCCATAATCTTATTCTTGACGGCCGGGCTTTGTTAAGAATTGCCAGTGCCGAAACTTCCACAAGATCGTCAAAGTGTCCACTTTTTAGTACAGATCGCCCAGCTTCATCGAGTGAAAGTTTACCATCTTTGTAATATGCGTCTATGTCTAATTTTTCAGTAAAATGATTAATCCTTGCCATACTCCCAATTGATATAGGAAAAAGGATTATTGTTCTTTTTGTCGGCAGGATGCCGATCTTGTGGAATATATTCTTATTCCGTACTGTCACAATGAAATCAACGCCTTTGTCAAGTATGATCTCAAGTGACTTTTTCTTAACGATTGCATCTTTCAAATCATTATTCATCTCGTCTCCCCTGCTTAAAAAGCAGACTGAGGCGGGAGGCCGCCCCAGCATGTATTATTAAATTGATACTAACCTGAACGGTTCCTTTGTAGTGTCATTAGTTGCAACTGCCTGACTCATTGCAAACACGAAGCCAATTTCACCGGCATCGGGATCGTTATTGGCCATCGGTAAATCAACATTTCCACGAACAATTGCATTTGGAATCTGAATTTGGAATGCTGTTCCATCAATTGCTTTTGTAGTGCCGATAATCGCCCTCTGAATGATCTGTGATGCCGTTGTCGGGAATGCATAAACTGTTCCTGATGTCGAACCTCCAAAAGCAAGAACAAGTAAATTCTGATCCATGTCAACGGTTGCGAATTCGATTTGAGCAGAATTTTCACCGACCGGCAAATCCAAATCTGCAATAGCTGAGTTTTCCGTGTAGAGTTTTTTGGACTCAGGGAGCTCAACAAATGCCCTTGCCGTTCCCGGCTTAATGAATGTAATTTGAGTCAGCGTAGTAGGTAAGTACGCGGTAGTTGTCAGCGCGACTGGCCCATACTGAATACTTGCAAGGCCGACCCATCTTTTCTTTCCAGCCATGTTTAATCTCCTTGTATGATATACCGGACACGTAACGACCCATAACTCATGTTGGCATCATTTTCGTCCGGCAAAATTGTGTAGTTTTCTATTTCCAGTTCAAGATAATCTGATCCCCTGAGATAATCAGTCAATACAACTATTACCGCATCAGAGGTCGCCCTGAGGTGTTTCTCATCAACAAATCCGCCCGGCAAATTCCGTGCATAACAATTCACATGGAATGTCCCGACCTGCAAAATATTGACGTTCTGATGCCCTATGCCTCCGGCTCTGATAATCACATCCCTTAGCTTTGTACTCACTTTGGGGTTTTCACGATACACTTCGCCATCAATAGTTGTTGTGACTGATGTTACATTTATCAGCGGGTAGATTCTATCAAGTAAATCATGGGTAGTTATCATAGATCGCCCCACTCTTGAATAGTTTTCTGGAACTCTCTTTCATTTGGGATAAAAGGACTTATGACATCAAGCCCTCTGCTCTCAACTGCTGCCGCATATTCCATGCCAGCAAAAAGAACAAGGATAAACCCGTCATTATTTGCGGTTTGTGCATATTCCCTTGAAAAGTTCCTTGCTGCGGCTTTGCCCTTTCCGCCAGTGTCTTTATTTGCGGTAGGCGCTTTTATCTTTTTCGTTTTTCCGGTTTCTACAATTGTATATCCCTCAGAACTTCTGAGATTTCCAGTCCGATCTTTAAAAGTGCCGCCTGGCCTGGCTTCATTAATAAATTTTTCACCATACCAAGACATACCGAGAAAGACATTCCTTTTACGTTCATCAGCAAATGCGGTGATTCGACTCGCAATTCCTGCTATTGTAAATCTTGCGGCAAGACTCATCAGTCACACCTCATCTCGGTATTAGTCTGTCGATTCGGAACATCATAAACAATTAATTCAGTATCATTAACGGACAATACTGACCCAATCGGAACGGTAATTGATGAGCTGAGCAACTTGGTGAATACCGAATGCTTATGCTCAACTTGCTCACCCTTTACATTGGCGAAATATCTGACGCTCTTGGTCTCTTCAACACGGCAATAAAAGCTTATAGTCGAAACCGTACCGTTGCCAAAAATACCGTTGACATCTTTGGTTCCGTCAGTTGTCATAGTCAAAGTTGCGAAAGATGGATAGCGTTTAAATCCCATTACCACAGAGCCGTTCCGTTAATTGTATGGTTTGAGCCGCCGGAAACTTCAGGAAGCTCAAGCCCATACTTGTCATATATAGTTTTACGTGCGTTCAATAGATCGGCACTCGTCATTTTAACTGAGAATGAGCCCTCTTTAAGCTCTGGATGGCTTGAAAGATACAAATACACGTCAGCGGCACTCATGTCAATATCCTGCTCATCTGCTGCAGCATATGTTGCTCCTGCCGTGACGCCCTGATCAATCAGCGCCTTTTCAAGCAACTGATCATGTTCATATCCTACAATCGATGCCAAAGCCTCAAGATTCGTCATAATAAATACTCCTTACGACCACGATGTATCAAGTGTATAAAGATTGAAGCACTCATTAATAGATCCCCAGGATGGGAAAGCGTTTGTTTCACCCTTTGTCCACTCCTTGACAGGATCAATTTCAGAATACTTACTGATAAGAATGTTTTCACGAACTTCTTGCAAAGCCTGCTTTGGAGGCCTGAGAACTTCTGCAATCGGCGCATAAAGCATATCACCTACTGCGAGCTCAGGAATAAACTCAACATATCCCTCTTTCCACGGGTTAGCAGTGGCCTGAACGCCGTTCTGTTTCTCAGTTGTGATAGAAGTATCAATTACAATAATCTGAGGCAGTCCACGGTCTGCAAGCATTCTGTTTACATCAGCGAACAGTGGAACAACAGTCGTGGTTCCTTCGCGATTGTAATTGACATAGGATTTTGTTTCTGCTGAGAGTGCGAAATAACCCCATGAGGTCGGTGTCATAAGTGCATAATTAAGCCTGACACCGATTGCCCTTGCTGCTGTCTGTGCGGCAATAAAGTCAGTAATAGGTGTAGTTGTCGAGGCCGTCGCATCCCATTTCACGGCTGCCGCGAGCTTATTGGCTGTTGGCAACTGGAAATCAATTGCTGTCTCTGTTACGATTCCGCCTGCATTGTTTGTAGTTGTGAGTGAAAGCGTTGGATATGAAAGCACACTCAATGAAATCCATTCGAGTCGTGCCTTGCATCCTGTAAACACCGCATCCACATCATCAAAGACGAGGTCAAGAATTGCATTCTCACCGGGATCAGCCATCTGGCTCATGGTGTGATAATTGATAAGATCAGAGTCTTTCATTCCCTTTTTGATACGGATAGGCGGAATATCTCCGGTCAATGTGCTAACTGTTTTTCGTTTCTTCTGTGGTGCGCTTGAATCATATGTCACGACATCAGCGGCAACGGGTGCTCCGTTTGCCCCGATTAATGTTTCATATTTGATTGAATTGGTATTCTTTGCCGGGAAAAAATCTTCGAAATAATAAGTATCATATTTACGTCCGGTGATATACGTATTCAATCCTTTCTTTCCAATCGCATCCATTAAAATGCTATTTTCCATTATTTTACTCCATTTCGTTTAAGCAAAAACTACCTTTTACTGAAAGCTGAATCTTGCTGTCAGTGCGGTCTTGTCTCCAGCGGTAAGCGGATAAGGAAGCCCGTCTGTAAATACGGATGCCCTGTATGCTGCGCCAACAAGTACATTGTCGATTGTAGTGAGATCACAAGTCCTGACATTGACACATGCTCTTGTCATTGCTGTCGGGAGGTGCTGTGCCACTACTGCTGCCGTTGCTGCTGCTGCAAGCTCGACAAGGATCGTCGCTGTTGCAAGAGCGCCAAGATCATCGGTTGTAACGATGGTGTCTGTTCCTGCCGAAGTTCTTGTTAGCACTGTGATTGTTGAAGATGTGGAACCTCCATACTTACCGATGAAATCACCGACCTGAAACAGTGTCGGCCCAACGACAGTAATAGAAGTTGCCGCAGTTTGCGTACTTGTGGATTTTGCTCGTTTTGAAATGTTGTAGAGTCCTGATGTGTTAGCGGATTCAACGACCGGTGCACCCTCATAGATTTTAGTGACATCTGTGGGGATCTGTGCGGTGATGAGTGTAATTCCGCCGACGATATCATCATGGATAATTGCAAAAACAGGGGGTTTTGTGCTCCCCTCGGCAGTGGTAACCTGTAATCCCATAATATGCTCCAGATTTAACGATATTAATTATTTATGCATCGCTTCGATCTGTTGGCTTGCCTTGCCTGTTCCAAGTGCCCCGGGTGCTCTGCGGCCTTCCGCATATGCCTTAATTGACTCATTTGCAGGTGCAGCCCCGGCAGGATTGCCAGGTTTGCCCGATTGCTTCAGAGCGTCATCAAGTCCCGATTGTTTCAGCGCTGTCAATTCTGCGATTCCGGCCTTAATCTCTTCAGGATCAGTTCCACTGATAAAACGTGCTGCCGATTCTGGTAAGTTTGCGGCCTTAACCGCTTCTGCCACTGTGACCTGCCTGATGTCATTTGCCCGTGCTTCACTGAGTCCTGACACCTTATTAGTCAATTCAGTAATCAATCCGGTAAGCTGTGCAATTTCTTTATTTGCCGCTGGAGCCGGATCATCTATTTTTGGCGCTGGCTTTGGATCGTCAACTGGCTTTTTCTGGCTTGCCTCTAAATCTGCGATACGCGATTCGTACTTCTCAGAATTTGTTTTAATTGCCTTATCGATTGCCCGATCCGTACCAGCTTTTGAGATAGCCAAGATTTCTTTGAGAATTGGAATCTCGTCTGTGCCCTTTATGCCCGCAGCGTTATCTCTCGACAATGCCGCCGCGTCCAATTGTGACTGTATAAAAGCCGTTCTTTCTTCAGGTGTCATTATTTTAAAATCCTCCTTTTTAGGCATAGAAAAAGGCCGGATGCGCTATTTGCACATCCAGCCCGATTGTCTCGATACTGATTGTATTGATGTTATCTATATTTTAAAGCTATTTAATCACTTCGTTCTTTCTGATTATCGTACGTCTCCCGTGCTCGAAATGAATCTCTATGTTGCCAAATAAAGGCTTTTCTGTTGTTGACGATGAAATCATTATATTGCCTGTCAATTGTTTGAGTTTTGCAATAAACTCGCCATCGCCAATCAATTCTATATTTTTAGCATTATTCATAAATTACCTATATTTTGGCGTTTGTCAAGTGTTTTCTTAAAATAGACTATTCAGCATCTTGCAAATACTATCTGCCTGAGCGTCCAGCGTCCAGCCTTTTGACTCAAGATCGTGTTTAAAGCTTGTGTTCATGACATCATTACTAAGTATCATTCTCGCCGCCTCTCTGATGCTGCCAAATAGCCATGCGCCGCCCTTTAGGCTGACTTTATACTGCTCCTTGGCTCCCCAGAAGTTGTGTACAATCGGCTGTATACCACGCGCCATTGCCTCAAGAACACTCACACAATGGCCTTCATGAAGTGTCGTATGCAGTAAGCACCGTTTGTTTTTCCAGAAATCGCTCATATCATCAACATGCCCGTAGAATTTAACTCTATTTTCAATACCCATTTCTTTAACCATGTGTTTCAGATATAGCTCATATCTTGCATCTTGAAAGTTTCCAGCCCAATGAATAACCATTTCTTCAGGCAGTAAGTTTGCAATCTGTAAGATCATCTCAGGCGCTTTTTTGTAGTTAATCGAGCCGACAACCGCGATGTCATTGCTTGCCGGATTGCCGCATTGCTCAACATTCATGTCAACACCGTTCGGAATTGTGATCCCTGAATTGTGTATTATTGATTTCATATTTGGGAAATTATTTTGGCACATTTGCAATACATGATATGCAACAAATACAACCTTATCAACTGCATTCCAGTTGACTTGAGACGGAAAGGGAGTGAATACCTCATATGAATGAAGCCTGACAACTGTTTTTGCGTTAAGCTTTACGGATGGATTTCCGAGTGCAATAACAGCAAGCTCATTGCACCATTCAAGCCATACTATTCCGTCCTTACCAGGCCATTTAAATGCATCCTCAAGTTCAACATTGTCATGACATATAAACTTCTTAACATCGAAATTCTCTGTTATTGTTGGATGCTCAGCCCATTGCAGAAAGTTGTCCAGCCCGGGTAAACACAGTATTGCAAGTTTAGTTTTCATCTTTTCTCCCACATAACATAACTGCTCTTGAATATACAAAATATCCTGCGTTTGTCTTTTGAACGACTTTCATGACGTGCTCTTCAGTATATTCCGTTGGTGAACCGGTCTGCGCCCCTTCAAGTCCTATCGCAATGCCATCATTGACAAGCATATAATGATATAGCTTTGACTTGACGGCTGTATACTCGTCACACTCACATTTGTTTGGATAATTTCTTGAACCAAACAGGTCTCTCCTGCATCCAATATGACTTATTTCTGGCTGTGATACATTATTTTCTGTTGCCTGTTCAATTACTTCTTTAAGCTGTTCATCAAATGAACTCATTAAAGCCTCCCGAAAATATCAATATATTTATAGAACTGAGCAAGAAATCTCGGTGCTGCTTCGCCATATCTGCTATGTATGCGCTTAGGGATCATCTCAAAGCCATATTCGCCTGAATCGTCGTCTGCCTTTAGATTGTGATAACAGTATGCCAGCATAATCGGTATATTCTGTACCCGCTTCTCAATGTCCTGTGAGATATTCGTACCGCTCTGGTCATTGTAAGGCATCGGTTCAGGAAATACCTCGACCTCGCCAATCAGATTTTCGACAATCATAACCAGCCCGAGAAAAGAATCCTCACATACATCGATGCGCTTATTATCTGTCAATACAATGATTTCATCAAGCTTGCTCATCGCCTCCAGTGCTATGTCTCTCGATATAAAGGTATCTCGTGTCGGTAGCTGGCCACCCATGCTTTGCAGCGTGTATTTAATATACATTCTCGGAACGGTAGTCCACTGCGTTGGCCATACAATACCATTACTCATCAGCTTTGAATCAATTGTCAGGTGTGTCGTGTCCGGTAATTCGCACCGACGCTCAAACATTCGATTGATTATGCCCGCATCAAGCGGATCATCAATGTCGTGGAATAGGATGTAATCAGTGTCACAGCCTTTAGTGCCGGCCTTTCTGGCCTCATGAGCGCCTTTGTTTTTCAATGCTCCATCAAACCACAGACGTTCTTTGCCTATTGTCAATTCCCTCAAGAGCAGATAAGGATTATCTGTTGAATAGTCATCTCGGAAAACTACGTTAATATTCTTATTCAGTTTCTTCATGAAGCGTGGCAGTGTCACACGCATCAAATCAAGATATTTCACCCCGTTATACACAGGGATTATTATAGTTGCTGTTTTCATATTTTGTCTCACTTGAATCTTAATCCGTATTCAGTACATCCAACTCCGTGCGTTATCATTCCACTGCATGACAGGATATTTCTCGGTTTGTAGTCTGGAATATTGACGCCGTTTTTTCTGCGCCACACATGGAACCGCATAACGTAATCGCCTGCAGCAACACTGCAACCCTTATCCTTGATGCAGCACTCTTCTTCAAACAACGCCACCGCAGCGTAGAGCTCGTCATGCTGGTCTTCTGTGAGTTTATCACACTCATAATATGCTTTAAATGATATTGTTAGAGTCGCATGGCCCATGAATATTTTTCCGCCACTGCCACATCGGGACTCTATTATTTCTGGCTCATATACGTAGCTGTCAATCCAGCCCCATCCCAGCACATTAATAATATCATCTTTTTTCTGCCTCTGTGTAATCATAATGAGCTACCTCTCGTATCCAAAGAATATCCGTATTCTTTCATGAGTTTTTTGTATCCTGTGCGGCTTTCTGGTTCCTTTTGCCTGAGCGCCCATGCTAAAAGCCATGAGTCATATTCAGTCATTATTTGACGGAAAGGAACTGCGGGCATCTTGCGTTCAATGCGGTCTGCCAGGTATGAAAGGAATAGGTTCCCTGGCTTCCGTCGCATTAGTGATAGAATAGCTGTCTTGTCAGGGGATCGTTTGAATTTGAGCTTCTTGAGTGCGTAATCATTACGCTTGCGGCTTACAAGTGGAAGTCTTTGCTTGAACAGGTAGCCGTTGAAAAGCATGTGGAATACATCGCCGCAATCCATATAAGCATCGTCAACAATGTACTGGATTCTCATAAAGTCTTGCATGTGGTTAATGATGTCGTGTCGAGTCATGTCTCGTCTCCCGTGTTAGATGTTTGCTCTTAAATTACCTTCTTTAGTAAAGTTGTCATTGAACCAATAAGGTACTGACTTGTAATTTGCATAAATCGGTGCATGAGACTTAGCGTATGCGGTTGCACTTCTCGGTATTGCTGTAATGATTCGCCTCTTGTCCGCCTTTCCGGTCTTGAGGAATTTTCTCATCTCGGCTTTAGTTGGAATCTTGGCCGTCGTGAAACAAATGCATAACGGATGCCAGCCGATGAACTTAAATGTTTTCGGATAATCGCCTGCCAATGGATCGCATATGTCATATCGTGGGTGCTGACCTGACAAATGAACCGTTATGCCATATACAAAGTCAAGTTGATTCCTTCTTGCAAAATCCGCTGACCTGTATGCCATGTTCGTCTCGGTTGCTGCGAGTCTCAATGCGTTTTTGTAGCTCGATCTGTATCTACCCTGCCCTGAATGATATTCTTTCGCCGGTTCAGATAGAACAAGGTCGCCATTCTCATCGCGCACACG